CGGTGCACCCGGGGGGCCGCCGGGGCTCGGGGGGCCGCCCGCAGGGCCGCCCGGCGGCGTGACCTCGGTCGCCTTCGGTTTCATGAGGTCGTCGACGTCGGCAATGTACCGGCGCAGCAGGCGCAGGCGATCCTCGCCGACGCCGTCGGTGTCCGCCTTGCAGTGCATGCGCGCGGCGATCTCTTTCGCGAGCGGCAGGGGATAGAACCCCTCGGGCGAGCGATAGCGCCCGTCTCGGATCATGGCGTCGAGATTCTTTTCGATCAGGTCCTCGAACGCGAGGTCGAGGGCATTCTGCGCCCGCAGGTCGGGCAGATCTTGGAGCTTGCGCCACGTCTTTGCGTCGATCGCGCCCGCGTTGAACCATGTATCGATCGTCGCCTGCCGGCCCGCCGGCGAGGCCGAAAGCGCGTTGATCGGGGTCACGCGGATCAGCAGGCGGTTGCGCTCGTCGAGGATCTCGCGCCACTGGATCTTGGAGTACCCCTGCCCGTGCACGTAGCGCGCGGCGTAGTCGGGGTCCTCGTCGAGCAGCTCCTCGAGCGCGTCAAAGAGCAGGGCGACGGCCTCGGGCACGAGCTTCTCGCGCGCACGGAGCCAATCGCCGATGTAGCGCGAACCCTCGTCGACGAAGGTTTGCAGCGCCTTGCCGCTCGCGTTTTGAAGGCCGGCGGGGATCTGCCCCTGCGCCGACATTTGGTTCAACCCCGAAAAGCGCAGCATGTCGGCCGCGACCCGCTCGCGGTAGTCGTACGTTTGCGGGTGCGCGGGCGCCGGCGTCCACTCTTCCGGCTTAATGTTGCCCGACCACTCGACGATCGTGCCCCGGCCGTTCGTGAGCTTCCTTTCGGCGATCTGCGCGCCCTTGTGCACGAGCAGATGCGATCCGCCCATGCGACGGTGCACCGTCTGCAGCTTCTCGTCGAGCACCTCGAGCTCACGCTGCCCCGCGGCGAGCTGCCGCATGAGCGGGATCCCCCAAACCCCGGTGGCGCCCGGTTTCGGCGTCACACGAAGGAAGGGGAAGCGCGGGCGCTCCCACGGCTCGACGAGCAGGTCGGCGCCCTCGACGCAAAGCGCGTGCAGGCCGCCGCCCTTGCGACGCTTGCGCGACCGGCGCCCTCGGCTCGCCTGCACCTCGAGATCGCCGCTCGAGTCGTCGCGCCCCTCGTCGTCGCCCTCGTCGTCGTCGTCGAGCAGCAGGGTCGGCAGGCGCCACGCCTCGTAAAGCTCGACGCGGCTCGAGTCGCCGTAAATGTCATCATTCATCTGCGCGGCGGGCGCGCGCATGATCGCGTTGCGGCGAGCCTCGGCGCTGCCCGCGAGCCTCGGGTCGGGGCGCCCGAAAACCTCGGCGGCGACGTAGCGATCCCAAACGACACGGTGATACATGCACCGCGGGGCGCCGTAGCGCGTCTCGGCCTCGTCGAACAAAACGTCGAACGGCAGCACGCGCTCGACCACGGGGCAGCGCTGCACGAGGTCGGGGTAGATCTTGAGCAGGCCGGTACCCGAGATCATGGCGGCGTCGCGGCAGGCCGCGCGCGCCTTCTCGTCAAAATCCGTCTCGTCCCATAGGGCCTCGAGCGCGTGCGTGCACTGCTGCGCCTGCTCGCGGTCGAAATACGTGCCGCCCTCGGTCGTGGCGATCGGCAGGATCTTCGCCGCAAAGACCATGCTTAGCAGCGTGTCGACGGCATTCTGCGCGCGGTTGAACGCGAGCACGCTCTCGTCGACGAATTTCTCGCGGGTCGTGACGCGTTCGGCGACCTTCCACCCGTATTCGTAGATCGTCGCGTACCGGCGGAACGCGCGGTAGCGCAGCGATTGGGTCATGAATTGCGACCGCATGAATCCGACGAGCGAGCGGTGCACCTCGCGCGCGAGAAACCACGGCTCGGGCGTTTGGTTGCCCCAATCGGTGTCCTTCATTCGTCGTCGTCTCCGTGCATGCTGCGCTCGGCCTGCGCGCGCATGCGCGCCGCCTCACGCCGGGCCCAAGCGTCGTGATCGTGCTCGTCGGGGGGCGGGTCGGCGAGGTCGTCGAGGTACGTGCAAAGACCCTGCACGATCGTCGGCGCCCAATCGCAGTGACGCCCGTCGCTCGTGAGGGGCAGATGGATCGTCGCGCCCGTATTCGTCGGGCGACGCTTGACCCGCAAAAGGTCGGCGCGGATCGCCGGCACGGCGGGCAGGCTTACCTCGCCGCCGATCAGCATGGTCCGCACGTGCATATATCGCTCGAGCTGCCGCTTCGCGGTGTAGTCGTACGCGACGAGCTCGAGGTCGTGCTCGCGGGCGATCGAGGCAAGCGCGTCGCCGCTCCATCCGTCGGTGTCGATCGAGCTCACCCCATAGGCGCGGCAGAGGGGGGCGATCTCGTCGCGCAGGATTACGCGCGGGTCGAGCGGTGCGGCCCTCGAGCCGAGCCATTCCCGGGCGGCGACGAGCTGCCGCGTTCGGCCGTCGCGCGAGAAGATGCCGAACGTCCACCCGTTGCCCCTCGTCGCGGGGTCCATGGCGGCCGTGTACGAGGCGAGCGGGTCGCGCGGCAGGTCGTCGGCCGTCGGGCGCAGGCACGCGTCGAGCGGCGTCGCGTGAAAGAATTGGGTGTCGCCCGAGCCAAACTGCGCGAGCACGTCGGTTAGGTACGAGTCCTCGTCGCGCTCGCGCGCGGCCTCGCAACGCTCGGGCGTCCAGTAATGCGGATTCATGGCGGGCGCCTTCGCGCGCACGACGCAAAGCCGCTTTGAGGGCATGCCAAGGTGCTTTGAAACGTGGTCGAACGCGGGCCCCATGGGCCCCGTGGGGCTCGTGATATGCCAAAGGTACCCGCCGGGCCGGATCCGGTGCGCGACCGCCTTGCGCTGATCCGTCCAGTTGATCCCGCCCTCGCTCGCGTCGCCGGTCATTCTCGCGTACTCGTCGAAGATCACGGCCGCTTGCCACACCGACACGAGCGCGGCGCCCGCGCGCGAGCCGGCGACCGTGGCGATCTCGACGGGCACCCCCGACGGGTGCCGCACCATGAAACGGTCCTCTGAGTTGTCGGGATCCGAGAGCAGCACCTCGCGCAGCACCGGCGACGCTTTGAAGGCGCCGGCGAGGTGCCGGTACACTGCTTTCGCGTTGTCGAGCTTCGTCGACACGATCGACACGCGGCAGATCTCGCCGGGCCGGAGGCCCGTCACGTCGCACTGCTGCGACGCTTGGATCCCCGCGCATGCGGCGAGGCCCGATTTGTACGTGCGGATCCCCGCGACGATCGCGAATTCGTCGGGGCGCACCCGCGGCAGCGTGCCGCCGAACCCCTCGCGAACGTCGGGATCGCCCCATAGCTCGGCGAGGTGGCGGCCCTCGGCGGCGCGGCAGATCGCCCGTTGCAGGGGCGTCGCCGTCGTGAGCCCGACGAGCAGCGGGTGCACGAGCAGCTCCTCGAGCGACACGCCGGCGAGCCATGCCTGCGCCGGTGAGAGGCGCCGAGCTCGAGCCGAGGGCGCGGTCGCCGTCACGTTCACGCGTCGCCCTCGCGGTCGCGGTCGGCCGCGCTGCGGGCCCTCACGAGCGTCGAGGTCGGCATGCGCAGCGTCTCACGGGGCGGGGGCGGCACCATGATCTCGACGCCGTCGGCCTCGGCGATCAGGCGACCGAGGCGGCGGCGGCGCCGTACCCCGGCGAGGCCGGCGAACCACGCGGCGAGGCGCCGGTGCCACGGCAGGCGGGCGGCGGGGGGCAGCATGGGCCGGGCGACCTCGCCCCGGTGGTATTTGGCGATCTGCTCGCGCAGCACGCCGGCCTCCGCGCGAAACCTCGCGAGCTCGCGGCGCGTGATCTCGAGGTCGCGCTCGGCCTCGTCGAGGCGTCGGCGAGCGTCGGCGAGCTCGAGCTCGAGGGCGAGCTCGTCGGGCACGGGCGTCGGGCTCATGCTGCCGCCCCCCCGCTCGGGGGCATGCGCCGCCCCGTCCAATCGACGAGCGTGCCGCGCCCGCCCTCGGTGGGTGTGCTGATGATCTTCGAGGCCGCCTCGTCGTCGGGCAGCTCGGGGGCGTCGGCGGCCCGCACGAGCTCACGCTGCGCCACGACCTCGGGCGCAAACCACGGGTGCCCCTCCATGGCGCGCCGCAGATCGCTCTCGTCGTGCTCGGTCGTGCCAAGCTCGAATTCGGCAAGCTCCTCGGCCCCATGGTGCCGGGCGAGCACCCGCACGCCGGTCGCCCATGACTCGACGATCTCCTCCGAGTCGAGCACGCGGCCGCAAAGCTGACAGATCGGGCCGATGCCCCCGAGGTTCACGCGCGGCCGCACGAGCCCCTCGAGCAGGCCCACCGAGCGACGGCGCAGGCGGCTCGCCCGCCGCGCGAAACCCATCACGCCCCCTCGTCGAGGACGTACCAATCCTCGGCGAGCATGTCGGCCTGCGAGGCGAGCCACCCGGGTTGCCACACCCCTTGCGCCGTCCACATCACGATGTACGCGCCGACGTGCAGGTCGCCCTCGCGCACGTGCTTTCGCGTGCGCTCGTTCACCATGCCCGACGGAATGGTCACGCCGGGCATGAGCACGAGCCACATGCCTCGCCCGTTCCACCCATCGCGCGCGACGCGCTTGCCGTCCTTGAGCGCAGCGATGGCGCCGCCGAAGTTGAGCAGCAGGCGCTCCATCACGCCCTCGCCTTCGCCGAGGGGGTCGCGGCGACCGTGGGCGCGGGCGCGGGCACCTCGAGCCCGTCGTCGACGAGCTCGAAATCGTACCCTTTGACGTTCGACCATGGGACGAAGCTCGGGCCCGCCCCGTTGTCGAGGACGAGCCCGTGGGTCGTCTCCACGACCTCGAGCGCGGGGAAGCGGCGACGGTCGAAAACCGTCTCGGGGCTCATGTCGCGCCCCTTGAGCAGATATGCCTCGACGAGGCAGATGCGAGAGATCTTGCGTTTCATGCGACGTGAATCCGGTAGGGGTTGAAAACGAGCCGCTGCGAAAGGCGCGCGGGCCGGTGCGAGATCACGAGCGGCGCCTCGGTCGAGGCGACACCCGTCACGGCGACGATCAGGCGCCGGCCCACGCCGCGGCCCCGCAGCTCGGGCACGACGTACGCCCAATGGAGCAGGCCCGGCTCGCCGCAGGCCCACCCGAAAATCGTCGAGGGCACCCGCTGCGAGCAGAGCACGACGACGTCGGCACGCTCGAGCGTCGCGTCGACGACGCGCGGGTGCTCGGCATAGAACACCGACGAGAGCATGCCCATTTTCCGCGCGATCGGCGCGTAGCTCTTTCCCCACGTCGCGGCGACGAAAGGCCGGTCGCCGGCCTCGAGCTCGCGCATGGTGAGCCCCGCGAGCACGGGCCCGTCGGTGGGCGCCGGCGCCGTCACGCGTTCCCCTCGTCGTCGGTGTCGACGTCGACGACGGCGGTCGCCGCCGAGCTCGCGACGAGCGCGGGCGGGCGGGTCATACCGGCGCGCAGGCTCGCGGCGTATGCCTCGGCGATCTGCGCGGCCGTCTCCGCGTCGCCGACCTCGCCGAGAGCGAGCGCCCCGCCGAAGGCGACGCCCGCCTGCACTTGCTTGGGTGCGTCGAGGCCGAGCAGGTTCGAGCGCCGTTGCGAGATCTTGATCGCGAGCTCGATCCCCTTGCCCGCGGCGAGCGGGTGCTCCTGCTGCGCGACGGCAAGCGCTTTGAGCCACAAGACGTCGAGGCGGGCGAGCTCGAGCTCGCGGCATTGGTCGGCGGCCTCTCGGGGGATCCGGGCGATCTCGCGCCGTACGAGCTGCGCGGCCGCCTGCCGCGTGACACCCATTGCTTTCGCAATGTCGTGATACGAGCGCCCCTCGAGCCGCAGCTCGAGCGCCTTTCGGCGACGATCTGCCTGCCCCGCAAGATAGCGGTCGTACTTTGCGCTCCGTGGGCGCTGCAGGCGCGGCGCCTCCGGGGGCGCGACCTCGCGGCCTCCCATGCGCCGAGAACTACGCGAGCGGCTCGTTTGGAGTCAAGCCCCTTTGTGGGGAATCGTGAGTGCTAATCAGTACCGTGCTCGCGGGCACGTGCCCGGCGGCACCGCGCTACCGACCCGCCCGGTACGCGGCGAGCCCCGAGCAAAGCGCCTCGCGGGCGAGCTCGTCGCCGGGGGCGCCCTCGCATTCGAGGTAAGCCTCGATCGCGTCGACGAGCGACGAGGCGCGCTCGTGCAGCGGGCGCAGCGCCGCGAGCTCGAGGCGGGCGGCGTCGCGCTCCCGAACGACGCTCACGAGCGCCGCCCGCGCCTCGTCGCGCTCGTGGAGCGTCCTCTCGCAGAGCCGGCGCAACGGCCTCTCGGCCTCGTCGTTCCCCGCGTAGTGCCCGACCGCATAGCCCCGGCCCCACGCGACGGCCTCGCTCCGCGTGGGCGCGACGTGAACGCCCGAGATCCACATGGCGTTGGTGGCGCTGCGCACGCACGCCCGCCACGAGCCGTCCTCGCTCAGCACGTGCACGACGTGCCCCGTGCGGCGCTCCGGCACCCGCTCCCCCTCGAAGAACGTGTTGGGAATCCAGCCCCCCGGCATCTCGGACGTGCTCATGTGCCCCTCGTCGACCGCAGCTCGATCTCGACGGCCCATTCGGGCCCGCGGGCCTGCTCGTATTGCCACGCGAGCGGGCCGCCGCTGCGGTCGTCGACCCCGAAAGCGTCGGCGACGCCGTCGCGAACCGCCTTGAGCGCGGCGCGCAAGTTGTCGTCGTCGAGGCCGTTCGAGGGCCCCACGCGGCGCAGGGTCACGACCGCCGGCAGGCCCACGCGGCGGGCGACGGCGGCGAGGGCGAGGGCGACCGGGCGGCGCTGCGCGGCGACGCGGCGGGCGCGCTCCATGTGGT